TGCTTTAACTAATCGCCGTGCAGACGCACAGCAAGCAGCGGACGACAAAGCAGCAAGAGCAGCTGAAAAAGCAACAAAAGCTGCTGAAAAAGCAACAAAAGCTGCTGAAAGAGCTGCCAAAAAAGCGGAAAGAGAAGCTGAGAAACAGCAAAGAGCTATTGATCGCAGAGTTAAAGCCGTCGAAAGAGAACTGGAACGCACTGACAAAGCTTTTGAACGCGCAAGCAACCAGCTAGATGAAATTACACAAAAGCATGAAGACAAAATGGCGTTTGAGCGAGAGTATTCTCGTTTGATTGAAGAAGGTAGTACACCTGCTGCTGCAAGGCAAGCAGTTGAGCTTAAAAAACAGCTTTTAGAGCTGGACAGGCAATATACAACACTGCTGGATGCTGTAGATGCTCAAATTATTAAAACAGAGGCGTCGATTCAAGAGTTAAAAGCTCAGGAAGGGGTTACTACTGAGTACGAAGAACAGGTAAAAGCCCTAGACGAACTTAAGAAAAAAAGAGACGAGCTTGAAGGCAAAAAAGGTAAAGCTAAAGGTGCGATTACAAAAGATCTGACTCCTGAGACAGGAGAAGAAAAGATTAAAGGAGAAATGGAGCGTGTTCAGGGCGCTCTCAACGACCTTCTTGACCCTGCAAATCAAGTTATTTTCGCTGCACAAGCAATCGGGGATGCGTTTAGTGAGTCGTTTAGGGGACTAATTACCGGCAGCATGTCTGCTCAAGAAGCATTGGCAAATTTGTTTAGCCGCACTGCGGAACACTTTGCGGACATGGCAGCGCAAATGATTGCCAAGACAATTCAAATGAAGGTTTTGGGCATTGCGCTTAATTTTTTCAGTCCTGGCGCTACGCCTTTTTCTGGTGATGGCGGTGGTTTTGGCATAAGTTCTGATTCATTAGCAATTGGCAGCCCTAGCTCATTTGGCGGCGGCAATTTATTTGCGGCAGACGGTGCTTATGTTTCCAGTCCTACTAGCGCTGTTGTTGGTGAAGGCGGTGAACCCGAATACATTATTCCTGAAAGCAAGATGCGTGAAAGCATGTCGCGTTACTCACGCGGCGCAAGAGGTGGATCAGTTATTCCTGAGAATGGTGGTGGCGGCAGCGTAATGGATGGTGGCGGTGGCACTGCTGTTGCCGCACCAATCGACGTCCGCTATACAGTGGAACGGATCAATAGCGTTGACTATGTGACTGCTGATCAATTCCAACAAGGTATGCAGCAAGCCGCCAATCAAGGTGCTAAACAAGGTGAACAGCAGACACTGAAGCGGCTGCAAATGAGCAGCAGCACTCGTAAGAGGTTAGGAATGTGAGCCAGTACGCTTTCGGTCATGCAATCAGAATCAAACGCAGAGGCCAAGAAAACTTTCGTTTCCAGAACTTTTTTATAGGCAAAGAGATTAGGCACAAAAGTCGGGAGCAGCGTACTTCTGATCCTTTAGGCAACGGAAGCGCATATATCTTTGTCCCGTTTGGCTTTTCTGGCGTTACCGTCAACCGCACTGGTGATGGCCTAGAAGCTACCGTTGTATTTCCTAACAATGATCTGACTCGTAGCTGGGCGGTAACAGCGATTGAAACCCGTCATTTGATTGAAGTTGACGTGCTGCTCATCGAAGACTCAACCCCTGACAGTGGGCCTACAGCAAATCACAACATCGTTCACACATACATTGGTCAGGTAACAGGAGGTCAATGGGATAACGTATCTTTAAATTTAGAACTCAGTTCAGTGCTGGACGCTGTTGGAACGGACGTTCCACGGCGTGCATTGACCCGCAAGATTGTCGGCAACCTACCAATCAGCAGCAATGTCAGACTGCAGTGATTTAATTGGGATGCCGTATCGGTTTGGTGCTGACGGCAGTGATGGCTATATCGACTGCATCCACCTGTGCTACGAGGTGTTGGAACGCTTGGATATAAAAGCACCACCGTTTAAGCAATCCTGGTACGAAGCAAGCAAATGGGACGTGTGCCGTGACTTGATGCGCTGGGGTGTACGAGTCAAAAAGCCAGAGTATGATGGGGACATTCTGCTGTTACCACAGCAATCCTGGGCATTTGCGATCACATGGCAAGCGGGAATCTTGTACGTCAATCGAATGTCGGAAAAGATTCAGTGGTCTTCGGCCCGACTGTTTACGACGTACCACTGCTTCCGTACGAGAAACAGCTAATACAAACGATTGGGATAACAGAGGAAGATTATCGGAAGTTTGCTGCTGAGGTACGGCGTCGTGGACGTTTAAGGCCTGCTGAATACGACCATATCCCTAACATACAAAACGAAATCTCGACAACTGCAATTCTTGTTAATCTTGCCATCAGCCTTGTGCTGACTGGTGTTTCTTACCTGCTGACACCTAAGCCTAAGATGCCTAGCGCGGCACGGAAAGGCGGCTCTATTGATCTTGAAGGCTTTACTGGGCCAACACGGTTTACGCCATCAAGGGGCTTTGAAACGTTGGCAGATATTGCTGATTATGCCTCACCAATACCGATTGTATTTGGGCTATACGACAGTTCTGACAACGTTGGCGGAATGCTCGTCACACCAAAAATGGTGTGGTCGCGCATGTTCAGCCATGGAGCGCATCAACAGGCGAAGATGTTATTTGTGGTTGGGGAGCAGGGCTTAGTCAACAATGCGGGAAATAGCGGTATTGATAAGCCAGATTTAGAAGGTATTTTCTTGGGCAACAATGCTTTAGACCAAATATTTAGTGATCAGTTTGCTTTTTATTGGAGGCAAGATACAGAAGACGGTAAACGTATTGTTGGAGATGACAAGAGGTACGGCACAAAAGGTTCGTTTGCTAGCGGTGATCCTGATGGGCCTAAGGGGAATGAAGAAGTATTTTTGTGTCCGACCAGACTTGTTGTCAACGATACAGGCTTTTGCCACGCATTTTCGCCTGCAAATAATACAGAGTTTGGTGTTTATGGAGCGATCGCAAATGGAAATTCTTACCGCTTAAATTATCAAGCTATTTCTGTTTTTAAGGATGGAAAAAAAAATGCTCAGCGTCAGCAGATAGCTGAACGGATTAAAATCATTGGTGACCAAAATTTTGGCAGAGATGAAGGCGTGGAATACAACTCAACCAAAATGCGCAAAGCAGTGGTAGAAAAAAATGAAGTATCAGCAGAAGGGAAGGGAAGAAACTACAGCCCAAGAATGGGTTTATTTAAGTTAAAGCGCAAGGATGGAAGCGAGGACCAAACGGATAGCAACAAGCTGAAAAAAGTTGTAACAGTTGAAGAAGGGGACAAAGTAGTATTTTTAATATCCAGAACATCTATTGACAAGGATTTGTATAGACATACAGAAGAAAACGAAGGTGATGGCAAAGGCCCTGCTGTGGACGACATTAACAGCACTGTTCGATCCATGCAATTTGCCGCTGATGAAGTAATGCAACTTGGTGAATTATTTTCCATTGGCGGTACTGTTTGGAAAGTGACAAAAAGATCGGCATCACGTTTTGAGCCTGATACAACAGTTGATCAAGATGACACAAGAAAAGATGAAAGAAGCCAATTCATTACATTAGAGTGTATTGACACAAGCACTTGCGTTGACAACCCTGAAATTGGGCTTGTAAATAAAGAACTTGTTATTGAGCCCAATAAAGACGATAGAAAAGATTACATTGATGATAATCCTGAACCAGGTGAAGGCGGAAATGTTGGCGAGAGTTTTTTCCCGATCACAAAAGTTTCTTTTGCAACGATTAGAAATAATCGCCCTGCAGCAGTTATAGAGCTTGGCATTAAAAGCAGCGTATTCCAAACCTTAAAAGGCCTCTGCGCTTTTGGTGGCTTGCCTTCTCCAGAAGAAATAAGGGACTTTGGCAAAGAAAATGTCTCTATTAATAATGCAACATATACTGGCTCAATTACTAGGTCTTCTGTATTCAGAATTTTTGTTAGAAAAGCTGGGCAAGAAGATGAAGGCAAAGGATTTACATTTGCGCCTTTACCTCAGTTTTTTGCAATCAGAGGAAGCAAGCCTGTTGCTCAATACAACTCAATACGCATTATTCAATCGTCAAACAAAACGCCAAAAGAGCTTGAATTTAAGTTTGTAGCAGTGCCAGGATCGGAGCTGAGGCTTTTGGCTGATGATTTTGAATTTTCTGAATTAAATAACGAGTATGACGGCGAAGATTCTTCAAGGACAGAAAATGTAAGGCTACCTGGTCTTGGAGAAATGAAAGTTGCATACAAGGGCAAAAAAGTGCCAAAATTATTAATTACTAGCAACAAAGAGTTTTTTAGGGGTGAGCAAACAATAATCGGGACTAAAAATATAGATAAGCCAACTTCTGTTGAGAGAGGGCAGGTACTTCCTGAGCCTGACTCTGGAACGCAAGTAGAAGCGATTCAGCGCATTAGGAATATCGGCAGCCTAGACACTGATGACGACAAATCTGCTCCTGGTAAGAATGGAGCATTTTCACATGCGATAGCAGGTAGCGCCGATAATGGCTTGTATTTTCAAACGCCTGTAGGAGATAGTACGCCTACAATCAGAACGCGGGAATTTTTTGACAATAATAAATGGATTGTTATTGATTGGACTTTTAGAAAAATTGCATTAGCTTCAACTCATTACGCATACGCTAATGGAGCGAGAACTGCTTGGGTGCCAAACACGGCAGATGTGGTTGGCAGTTCGCGTGGTTTTGCTGTAGGAGATGTGGTGACGATTAAGCGTGGACTGGGTGGAACAAATGTTTATGGAGGCGATCCCAGTGAATACCCAAACAGCAACCCATTCAGGCAAAACAACCCAGGTGGAACGACTGCCTCAGGAGGAAACCTAACTTTTTCGGGCCGTGATGTGCAAATCACAAACGTCAGTGAAGTTGAAGTTTTAGGTGGCCGCACACAAGGTTATCTTTACGAGCTTTTCGGTAACGCTGAGAATCTTAGTGCTGGAAGCGTTTCAAACCCAGAAGTGGTAACCTTTACTAAAGGGGCAAAATCTATAAAGATTCAATTTCAATCTACAGTACAAGATCTTAACGAAAATTTCTCTGGTCAGCGCAAGGGATGGAATCGCCCAACAATGACTGTTGTTCAAGATTCGGATACTACGAACAACTGGGAAGCTGGAGATACTTTTGATCATCTTGTGACCCCAAGTGCAGTAAACAATCCATTTCA